GGTCTTGGCACTGTTGTAGGCACTGGCCAACGCCTCCTCGATGGCTGCACTGCTGGCGCCGGTATGCTGAACCAGCACATCCAGGGCGCCGAGCGTCTTCTGAAAGCCGGCGCCGATACGGCCATTGGCCCGCTCGAAGTCCAGCCCCAGCTCATCGAATGCCTTGGCCAGCTTGGCCGGGCCATCGGCGGCGGTCTGTTTGGCCACGGCATTGATTTCGGCCAGATAGTCGCGGGTCTGCTTGGCCTCGTCCCCCAAGGCTTTGACGGCCTCCGCACCTTGTCGCCAACTGCCGGTGGCGTCGTCGTAATGCACCTTGCCCTCGGCCACCAGGCGATCGAGGTCCGCCATGCTGGTGATGGCCACCCCCAGCTCGGCCGACAGCGCCGCAAACTGGCCGTTGAGACGGGCCTGAGTTTCCGAGCGCAGGGTCTGCGCCTCTCTGAGGGCCAGTTCAGCCTGCACCAATTGGCGAAGTGCTGCGGCGAACTGGGTGATCTGGATGATGGCCTCCACCGTCACGGCGGCCAGCAGTCCCCTGACCGCCGCGCCCAGCGCCCTGACGCTGATGGCTGCACCAGCGGCGACTGTGCCGGCGGTGGTCATGCCACCGGCCGCCGTGGCCGTCGCCGTGGGCAGGGCGATGAACTGGGCATAGAGGCTGCGCAGATCCCCGATCCAGCCGACAATCTTGAGCCCAACCCACGCTTGGGCCAGCACGGTCAACGCCGTGCGCCACTCATAGAGGGTCTGGATCAAGGATTTGAGGGTTTCCCCCATGGTGATAAAACCATCGGACAGGCGCTGGGCCCACGCCTGCAGGCGGCCATCCTGAGCCATCTGGTCAAATTCACGGTTCAGGCTGGCCAGCTGGTTCTTGAGCCAGGTCAGCGCCCCGTTCTCCGCCACCATGCGGTAGAACTTGGCCAGGTTGTCCTGGGCATTGGAGATAAGCCCGGAGAGCAGGCTCATGTTGTTGGCGGCGGCCCCGCTCGACTGGGCGGCGATCTCGTTCATCAGGGCCTGGATGGTGTCACGGCCGAGCTTGCCCGCTTCCGAGAGCTTCTGCAGCTCGGCGGTGTTCTTGCCGGTGACCTGCTCCAGCAACTGCCACACCGGCACCCCGCGCTCGATCAACTGCAGGATCTCTTCGCCCTGCAGTTTCTGCTTGGCCCAAGCTTGGCCGAGCGCCAGCGAGATGCCCTGCACTTCCTCGAAGCCACCGCCCAGCTTGTAGGCCTGATCGACGATGCCCTGCATGGCGCCGTTCATGGGGTCAATGCCAAAGGCTTTCAGGCGCACGAATACCTGGGTGACTTCACTGAGCTGCAGGGGAGTGTTCTTGGCAAAGTCCTGGATCCAGGCTGACGCCTCTTTGCCACCGGCAATCGACCCCATGACGGCCTTGAGCTGTACATCGAGGCGCTCGGCCTGGTCGCCGGTTTGGAACATGGCCATCAGTTGGGTGGTGAGGGTCTGGATACCGAACCAAGTACCCGCCAGCGCCACCAGGCGCCCCGTCAGGCTGCCGATAGCCCCCTGAAAGCCGTTGGTCCGCTGGCTACCCTGGCTGAGTTCTCGCCCCAGCCGTTCGGTCTGGGCGACCGTCTGAGCCAGTTCACGCTGCAGGCGCTGCTGCTCCTGACCCAAATTGCGGGTATCGAGCCCGGTCTGGGTCAGCCCCACGTGCAGACGGGTATGGCTGGCAGCCTGAGCGACCAACTGGCGCTCCAACTGTTTGACCTCGGAGGCCAGCAGCCGCTCCTGGTCGGCCAGTGCCTTGGCATCCCCCGAGCCCGTCTGCTGCTCGACACGCAGCTGTGTCAGCTTGTCGCGGCTGAGCACTGTCGCCAGTTCGAGCTGGGTCAGGGCGGCCTTTGAGTCATTGAACTGCTGGATCAGCGCCTGCTGGCGGCTTAACGATTCGAGGGTTTCAGCCAGCTGCGCCGTTTCGGCGGCCGTCTGGTCCGAGATAGGGCCCAGCTCCTGCACCTCACCCGCGAGCGCGGCCAGATCCTCGCGGCCGGTGACCTTGGCAGCCAGCTCTAGGGCGAGTTTGAGGGTGGAAGAGGTGGACATGGGGCATTCCTGAGAAATTCAGATATGCCCCATGGTAAAGGGATGGCAGAATGAAGGGGGTTTATGATGCGTTAATCATTTATTGGAGTTGATTACTGTAGGTCCTAGTATTTTTTCTAACATGAGAATTGCTGCATGAAAAACATTACAGAAAAAACATATTACTCAGGTGAGGACTCTGACGGTAACTATAGGGTTTGTCAGTTCTTCTTTCATGACATACCAAGCCCTCCTTGTGTACCAAACTTATTAAACGGGAATTTGGTATCACTTGGCATCAGCCAAAGACTGCAATATCTACAGTCTCAAATAGATAAAGTAATCTATTGCTATAACACCACAAACATTATCGAGTACAAGCTCTCATTAGAGTCCGCCTTGGTTTCAATGAAACGAGTTATTGATGATTTGATAATGTCTTCTTATTGTATTTTAAACTCAAAAGAAATATCAGAAACTTGGTGTATTGAAGTAGATGGTTATGGTGCTCTTTTTAATAAAGGAAAACCGACAAAAAAGGGACTCCCTATAATTGAACATTTCTTGGATCACAGTGATGAATACCCCCAAATATTATCAGAGATCGTAAACTCCATTAAACATAGCTACTTAATTAATGAATCTCAATTGATATGGGGGGTAGATAGACCAACTGTTGTATGTATATATGCCCATAAAAACAAATATAAAAACTTAGTTATTTATCACAACCATAGCTTGGGTCAAATATTAATAGGTTTTAATAGGTTAGTAACTAGCATCATAAATAAACAGCGTTTTCACATGAACTCCTGCACATGAGTCCAGGCATCTTAATATTATGAAAAACAAAATAAACAAAAAACACCTTTTTGTCGGTCTATTTATATGTGCCTTACCAATATTGATATATTTTTATCATTTTGGTGTCACCGATGACTACAAACTCAATTATGTATTATCCAACAGGATGGAAATATGGGGACAGCTTGGCGATTTTATCGGAGGAACTACCGGGACATTAATATCTACTGCTGCATTCATTGCTGTTTATCTCACCCTTCAACAGCAAGGCACATCTCTTAAAAACCAAGAGGATGAGTTAACAACATTAAAGATACAGTCAAAAATAGCTCGACTAGAAAACATATTAAACCAAAGCATCACTGATCTAGAAAATCAGCTAAAGCAGAAATGCACATTCACTTATATAGATCCATTCACAAACGCAACAATTGAATTTAGTGAAAAATTAGAATCACACTTAGCTGCTCTCACTGTAATAAAAAATTTAGATCTAAATTCCAGTTACATATTCCCTATGCCTTTATTTGAGCTTCAAAAAATAGCTGTGGCTGATTCTATAATGGAAAAATTGCGCTTGCCATTAGCAGAGTTAATATTAACCACTGACATTATCTGCAGCTTATTGATTTCCATTAATGAAATATCAGAAGATGATATTGCTATTAAACATTACAAACACAGGCACCTAATAACTTTCCTCACATTGCACGAGGCCGGCTTAGCAACAGAAAACATAGATAAGTGTTTTGATTTCAAAGAAATAATAAGAGTCGTAGATTCTAATTCCACTATATCAGAAATATTAAAAGTGCTGTGAAATTTATAATGGCGGGTCTCCCCGCCGTTTCATATTCCATAACCCTTACACCGTCTCTGGCCGATCCACATAGAAGGGCGCAGTCTCCCCATCCAGTTCGATTTCGATAGGCTTGTCACTGAGGAAATCCACCGCCTTCTTGGGGGCCAGGCTGGCACGGGGGATGGTCAGTTTGATGGCCTCCCCACCGATGATGCTTCGGCCATCGAGCAGCAAGCGCGCCTTCACCTCCGGCTGTACGTTGCCCGCGATGCGCGAGCCCGTCACCGCGTTATAGCTGGCACTGACCGTTACCGGACCACCGTCTGCCACGGCGCCCCCCTTGGTGGCCCGCAGCAGTCCCAGGGCATAGTTGATCTCAAAATCGGTACCCAGTACCAAGGTGGTCGGACCCTCCTTAACCACCAGGCCGGTGGCCGACAGGTTGGTCTTGCCCAGGTTCGCCCACTTGGGGTGAGCCGGCAGGGTCAGCGCCACATCGGTAAGTGTCCCTGCTCCCTGGTTGATCGGGCTCTCCAAGCCCATAAAGGCGGCGGCCAGCAGCACCGGCGGGATCTCGCTGGTTTTGATATTGACCGTCGCCGGCTTGGGTACGAAGTACGTTTCCCGCGGCTGCCCCAACTTGCCCTTACGTTTGCTCGGGATGCTGATCTTCTCGCTGTCCGGTTTGACTTCCAGACTGTTGACGTCCACCGGGCCGATCACCCCATTCGAGACATTGTTGGTGAAGGTCTCGATAAAGAGATCCCCTTCCAGATGCAGTGTTTCACTCATGACCGTTCTCCCTTGAATTTCACTGTCGTCTTGAAGGCAAGGGGCAGATACGCCACCCCACCTTTGTAACTCGGCCTGACCGGTGCGGTTTCACGCCGAAAGGTGCTATCACCACTGGCTCGGCCTGACACGGCTTGCAACATGCGCCCCAGCCACACGCCCGCGCTGGCCTCTTTGGGGGTGGCACGATGCACCAACACCAGTAACCAAACCTGATCGAACACGCTTTGCCGCCCACTTTGGGCCGTGTCACTCTCTCGCTCGCCCTGGTAAATCACATGGATGGCCGGGGTGTGCTGACCCAGGTTGGCCACCGCCTCCAGGTCGGTGGCCACAAACACGTCCTTGAGCCCTTGCCCTTTCAAGGGCAGCAGCAGCTCGCGCAACCGCTCCCCCGCCGCCAGGTAGTCGAGTTCAGGCGTTGGCGCGCTCATAAGAAGCCCCCACTGCCTCGCCCAAAAATCCGGCCATCGGACTGCAGTTGGGCCAGGTTCTGGCTTTCCACCTGTTCGCCGTCAGCAGCAAGCCCCAGCGCCAGCTCCCCCTTGCCCACCGATTTGAGGAAGGCCAGGGCTGCTTCATTACGCTTGGCGATTTGCTCCGGTGCCTGCTCACCATAGAGGCGGTGGCGAGCAATGTCGGCACAGATGGGCACCAGGGCGCTCGGGACATGGGCCAGCGGCAGCGGGTAGCGTCCCGCCAGGTAGCCGTCGATCAAGGCGCCGGCATCCTGCAGGGCGATGGTGATGGCCGCACTGTCCAGCTCACCGGCCGGGGTCATCGCCAAGCGCAACAGCTCCGCCTCGCCAAAGCGGGTCACCATGTCGCTGACACTGGCGTACATATCAGGCGCCCTCGGCAACGGGGTCAGCAGGCGGCTCCGTGGTGACGTCAGCCTCGTCCTTGACCGGGTATTGCACCTCGGTCGCCGCAATGGCGGCCGCCAGCTCGGCCTTCTTCATGTTGGCCGCGCCCGGGATCGCCATCTCCACGGCCAGCTTGCGCAGCTCATCGACCTTCATCTCGGCCAGCGGGGTGACCTTGCCATCCAGGGTGGCGACGCCCGCCAGGTAGCCTGAACCGGTCAGGCCGCCCACTGCTGCGTCCAGATCCCGCTCCGTCGGCGGTGCATCTGCCGGCGCAAGGGCGACGTCTTCACCCAGGCGGGTGACCACCAAGCGCGGATCGGCCTCCAGGGCCTCGCACTGCATAGGCGACACAGCCAGCTCAGACTTGCCAGGTGCAATCGCCAGGCCCGCGCGAAAATAGATCTGACGAACCGTCGATGTGATGCCAACGTGAACAGTCTGTTCCATCTCGTGTTCCATCTCATGTGTCCCTCTGTCTTGTTCAATCCGAAAACCGGTTTAAACGGGGGGTTAAACGCCCGGACTGGGACGGTTTAACCCCACCGTTAAACAGCACGTTCTGGGTTACAGATAGTCAGCCACCACCAGTTCCAGCTTGCCCTTGAGCTCGTTGCTGGAGCTGCTTTCCAGCTCGCGCTCCAGCATCTTGGTCGCCAGCTTCTCAAGCGACGCCGGCACGACCAGCAGGGTCGGCTTGATGCCGAGCTTGCGGCCACCGTCCGCCTGGAACTCCCGCATTCGGCTGAAGGCATCCCACAGGTTGTCGGGGGTCAGCGCCCGCTTATTGGCGAACGCCAGTTGCCAGAAGCCGAAGCCGGCGGCATCGCGGCAGTCCACCCCGTAACGGAACTCCTTGCGGGTGAACACCGCCTCGTCGTCGATCTTGGTCATGGCGATAAGCTGCGGGGCTTTGCGATCCTGGAAGATCACCGGCTTGAGGGCGCGGCTGGTATCGAGCAGGAACCAGGGCTCGCCGGTATAGGCGCCATCCACCACCAGGTTGGCGACCAGCGCCGGGGTACCGGTGCCATCGGCCTTGGGGTAGACCGGGTGATCGGTATCGAAGAAATACTGAGCGTCATAGCAAGGGGTCGTGAAACCAGCCCCTAACAGGCCGAAGCAGAGCTCGTCGGGGTGCACCCCGGCCGAACGCCCCATTTCGGCGAACATGGGGGCATAGATGCCCAGCTCATCGTCTTCGATATCATTGCGATCGACCCCCACGGTGGCTTCGAAGTCTTCGTTGACGATCTGGTAACCGTGCGCCTTCATCGACTCGATCACCCGATCCCCGACCCACTTGCGCAAGCTCGGGAACTTGCCGAGCCAACCATAGGTATTGGACTTGGTGGTCGATTTGATCACGGTGGCGATCTTGGTGTACTGGCTCGGCGCCTCGCTCTTGGCGTCTTCAAAGTTCTTCTTGAAGCCGGTGAAGAGGGACTGCAGCAGCGCAGGGGTAATCATGGCCATGGTCTATTCCTTCTCTGGTTAAACGGAACTGCCTTCGCGTGGTTCGGGAGGAGTTTGCTTAGGCTTTGGCCTTGGCAAAATCCTCGTGGCTGATGCCGAGCTGGTCGGCGGCGTACTTGTCCTCGGCCGAGAGCACGGCCTCCCCCTTCTTCTCAGGCAGGGTGACGGCAGCGGTCTGGCTCGCCGTGAGCGCGGCGATGGCCGGGCGCGGCTCCAGCAGCGCCTTGAGGGCGGCCACCCCCTTCTGGGCGGCGTAGGCGGTCAGGTACTCCTCTTCGGCCGCCACCACCTTGCCAGCGGCGCGAGCCTCCTTGATGAGGGTCGCGGCGTCGGTGGTGTCCACCTGGGCGGTCAATGCCGCCACCTGGGTGACCAGGGCGTTATAGGTCGCCACCGGCACGTATTGCGCCAGGTCAACCTGGCCGCCTGGCTGCGCCTTGAGCGCGGCCAACGAGGCCTTTTCGGCCGAGAGCGCAGCCTCCAGCTCCGGCGCCTTCTTGGCGCTGGCCTGCAGGCTGTCGAGCTCGGTGAGCGCCTTCTGCAGTTGCTCGTCGGTCGGGTCACCGGTCAGCTCGATGCCGAGCTTGGCCAGCAGCTTTTTCAGCAGTTCATTCATGGAGTTCTCCTTGGTGAGGGTGGCCGGCTGGCCGGGTTGGATCGGTTGGGCACTCAAGGCCGCCAGCGCCTGCATACCCACCACCCCGGGATCGTTGGTGATGGCGGTCATGCGCAGCTCCAGGGGGCGGCCCTGGGCGTCATAGGGGAAGACGGCGGAGAGGAAGCGATACTCTTTGGCGGCGATCATGGCGGCGGCCCGCTCGGTCCAGCGGGGTCTGATAAAGAGGCCCAGCCCCTCACGCCACTCGATTTCGTCGCCGTTGTACCAACCGGCGGCCGGTGCTTCCTTGCCCGTCTTTTCGACATTGAGGGTCTGGTGGTCGTAGTCGATGAGGATGTCTTGACCGAGCGCCTTGGCCCGGTTGATCAAGGTGGTGGCGATGCCCTTGTCGAGCTGCCAGTGGCCACCAGGCACATCGAAGGGGCGGCCATCCCTGGCCTTGAACGGGCCGACTGGCAGCAGTTGATACCAACCGTCATCCTGCTGGGTCAGCTGCGCATCGAGCACGGCCAATCCCAGGGTGGTGGGTCTGGCATTCAAGATGGCCACGGCAATCGCAGATGGGGGCATCACTCTCACTCCGGCTGGTCACAGCAAAAATCACTGGCGCCAGTGTCGGGGAGGAGAGAGAGCGGTGGGGTTTATGGTGGGTTACTGCATCACGGGATAGATCAGAGGGTAAACTGGGAGACGGCAATACTGTTTAATGCTGTTTAAACGCCATTTTCCTGACCTATTGAGAGGGCAGGCATGCCATCGTAGCTGCAAGGGGGCACCAGAAGCGCCCAGAAGCTCACGGAGCCTCGATGACCAGATATCCCTCCAACGTCTCCAGCACGCTCTGCTTGTCCTCTTCTGACAGCCCCAGATAGGGACGCTCGGGTAGGTGGGTTTCCTCACGGCCAAACTGGTGGGCTGCACCGTATTCCATGGGCGTACCAAAGTAGAGGGTTTGGGGCTCGGCCTGATAGTTGAGGGTATCGCGCAGATCGTCGTTCAAACGCAGCACCTCATCGGCGTGGCGCGGCTTGCGGGCACGGTACTTCTCCGAGAGCGGGGCCCAGGGCTCCCCGTCCGGGCTCTTTTGCGCATCCCAGCGATCCCGGTGCGATAGCTGCAGTCCTTCGCCAATATCGGCCAGCGGTTCACTCAAGTCACCGGTTTGCTGGTAGAGCTTGGCCAGAAGGTCGTGGGCATCGGCCACCCCATGGTGGCTGATGGCAATAAAGCTACCGGCCATCAGGCATCGTCCTCAATGGTGGTAATATAGTGCAACGCTTCCTCATCCGCGTTGGCCATTGCGGCCTCCCACATCTCACCAATCAGGGAAAGCTCTTCCCCATTGGCTTTAGCCTCCAACTGTCTCAGTTGATGAACATCGGCCAGGGTGAACGCTCCCTCCTTATCGAAGAGATCAATAGCTTGCTGCAATAGTGATTCAGTCATCGTTTTTCTCCTTTAGTGGCAGCTTTGGCAGCCTGTTCGATCATGGCCTGCACCGCTTTGGCCAACTCGGGGTAGTGAGCCACCATCGTTTCTCTGGCCAGCATCCAGGCTGCAAAAGCCTCTGCGGCCGCTTCTTTGCCATTCGTACCGGCATATTGGGTGAGCAATCCCAGCCCTGTCACATCCGGTTCACCGGCCCAAAAATGAACCTGGTGGCCCAGCTCGTGCAACCAGGTGGAGATCCGCTGGGCGGACGCCCCCAAGCGACCACCCACGCAGGCTGACACGCTAAAGTGACGGCGTAGTGCTTCACCGCTGATCCCCTTTGGCCACCACTCACGGGGGCCTCGGTTCTCCTTGGCCGACGCGATCACTTCTCCAGCCGCCGCTTGCACCGCCTGCATATCGACCGTTTTTATAGTATCGGCCGCCTTGACCTTGATAACTAGGTGATCCCAACTCTTGCTGGTAAAGCCATTGGTTCGCGCGGCGGTTCGGTGGTAATAGAGCGAGCGTATCGAGTAGGCATCGTGACCCAGATATTCGGCGATAGCCGGGGCAACCTTGAGCCCGGCCGCCCCCTTCCCCATCTCGGCCTGTTTGATAAACAGCGTTTTGACCGGATGTGCCTTGAGGAACGCCGCCAACGGTTCACGCTGGGGAGCTGGCAACTGGGCCATCAGGTCACTCAAACCTTGGGCGGTGACACCTTTGACACTGGAGAAGGCGCTCTCCACTATCCGCTCTGGCAGGCGCTCGGCCAACACAGGCTTGGCCGCTTCGCGCTTGGCCACCACCTTGGTTAGGTCTGCCGGGGTCTGGGGCCGATAATCAAAGCCGGGGTCGATACCTCTGGGGATCTTGTGCAACTCCCCGGTGGCCTTGTCCACCCACTCATATTCGCCATCGGCCGGGGCCTTGCCGACCGTCAAGCCGCGCCGCTTGAGGTCGGCCTCGGAGAGCAGGTACTTCTTGCACTTGCAGCCATAGCCGTTACTGGGGCTGTGCGTTTCCCACCAGGGGTGATCAACCGGCAGCACCAGGTTGTTCCACTTGAGGTGCAACTCCCTGGGGTGCTCGGAGTCCCCATGACGATAGAGCGCATAGGGGCGTTTGTGCTTGATGCGCTGGATCTGCTCTTCACGCCCTGCGTTATAGCTCTGGCGCAGGTTAGTCTCGAAGATAACCTGTGAACGCCAGGACGCGGGGCCGGTATGCTCCCAACCGTGGCGGGCCACAATCTCCTTGAATGCCTTCTTAAAGGCCCCGATGGATTGACCTTCACTGATCGCCTTGTCTACCGCCCCGCGCAGGTCAGCCAGCAGATCGGTCTTGGTGGCCCCCGCCACCATAAAGGCGCGGTTATGGGCATCGCGCCACACATCGGCCCAGCGTTCGCTCGGCATATCGAGCTTCTGGCGAAAGAAGGCGATCGCCTCGGTAAAGGGCAAGGAACCATAGCGAACGGGCATCAGCGGCCCTCCTCCATCTCAAGCATGCCGAGCAGCTCGCTGGCGGCGATGGCTTGTGCCATCAGCGCCCCCAGTTCGTCATGGCTCAGCTCAGGTTCCAGAGCCAACAAGCCATCCCGGATCTCTTCCAGAGTGGTGGCCTGCATCACCAGTGCCTGGACAGCATCGGTCATTCCCGCCAGCAGAGGGGCCGCCTCGGCCTGCAGCCTGTCCAGTTGGGCATCGTTGTTATCGCCCTGGGAGGGGTTCTTGGCTGTCAGCGCAGCCAATCCCTGCGCCTTGAGCGCCACCTCTTCAGGAGTAGCCTGCTTGTCGACGATAACCAGCACTTCCTCCCCTTCCTTGGGCGCCGGGATCTGCAGCTTGTCCCGTACCCACTGGGCCGGGATCTGCATCCCCATCCCCACCAAGGCACGCAGCGGATAAGCCAGATCACGCATATCCTCGGGCTCGGTCACATCGAACTCTAGGCGCGGGCAGCGGCGCGGCCCCTGGAAGCTCTTGCCGTTCAAGGCAAACAGCGGATAGACCAGATCCCGGGTCAGGGTCGCAGCGAGCTGGCGAAGGTCCGCATCCCGCACCTCCTGGCGCACCTCGTTATGCACGTTGCCGAGCGCATTGGTCGAGCTCTTGCCGTCGGCCTGGCTGGTCAATGTGCCGCCCAAGATGGCTTTGCTCATGGAGCGCTCGCACCAGTCCATCATCACCACAAAGGGATCGGCCTGACCGCTGGCGGCGTTCTGAAATTCGATCTCCATCCCCCGGGGGATGATGCCGCCGGCATTGTGGCCAATGGAGAGCACCGCCTGCAGCAGGGTCGCCTTCTCCTTCTCGGTGGCTCCTTCCGGGTATTTGCCCAGGCGAACCGGCAGGCCGTAGATCTCCAGGAACTCGGCCAGATCGCGCACGCTGTAGTTCTTGAACAGGAAGGGCCAGACCAAGGTGCGGATAAGGCCGGTGCGGGCAAGGTAGCCGGATTTCGACTTGGCCTTGTGCATGATCCAGCCGAACGGATTGAGGGTCGCCCCCTCCTTGCTGCCGTCCCGCAGCCGCAACTGGTTCCAGTCATCCGGGTGAGTCTGGAACCAGGCGGGATCGCGCCAGACGATGCCCTTGGGGAGCTGCAGCCCCTCCACCAGTTCCCAGCCGCTGAACTCCTGGGCGCTGAACCCCTTGAGCACCGCATCAGTGGCGTCGAAGATGGCATCGTCCAGCCAGGTGAAGTCCTCCAGCAGCTCGCGGATCATCTCGCAGTCGCGCTGCTCGGCGGGGGTGGCATTGCGGGGAGGTTCTATGGTCCAGCTCACCCCGAGCAGGGACCGGCGCCGCTTGCCGAGCTCGCTCTGCAGGTGGGCGTCCTTCTCCTCCATGTCTTCGGCCAGCTCGCACTGGGCGATGAGGCTTCCCTCCTCCGCCTCTTTCAGCGCAGCAGCAGCCTTGCCCGGGGTAAGCCCCACCGTGGGGTGTTCGCTGTAGTGACGGCGCAGCTGGGCCAGCTTGGCATCGTTCTCGGTCTGTGGCTCCTTCTGCAGGCGCAGCGAGTTGCCATGAATATCGATGAGTCCGGCCATTACCAACCCCCTCGCTCAAATTTGTGGTAATCGTCGTTGCGCTCTTCGTCGCGCTTGCCTGGCAAGGGCATGAACTCGATGGCGCCCCCTTCCATCCAGCTGGCCCGCACCGCCATCGCCAGCGCTACCGCAAAGTCGCCGTGCCGCTGCTGGCCGCCCTGGCCGGTGTTCTTACCCTTGTCGATCTTGGGGATGCCGTTGATAACCTGGATCTTGCCCAGATCGTCCTGCACATCCGCATGGCGCGGGATAATCAGGTTGTCGTCCTCCAGCTCGGCTTTGAGCTTGGGCATCCACTCCCGGTACCAGGCGTCACTCAACATCACACACTCAATCATGCTGGCCCCCCAGCGCAGCCGGGCTGCCTCCGCCAGATAGCCGCCGTTGCCGGTGGCATCGAAGGCAGCCGCCGTGAAGCGGTGCAGCCCCAGCAGCAGGTAGAACAGTATCTGGCGCTGGGTCTCATAGGGGGCGTTGACCAGTTCCACCGCGAAGGGCACCCGTTTGCGCAAGTTGGTCGCGATGGACAGCGGGACGAACACCGACAAGTCTCCCTTGCGGGCGAAGTCTTCACCGAGCACATGACGGCAACTGCGATCGAGTGTCTCCAGGCAGGGCTGGAGATGCTCCTCACACCAAAAATCGGCCACTGCTTTACGGGCTTCTTCGCTCTGCAGCTCGAAGTCTTTGGGAGCGGTAAAACGCAAGATGGGGATACCCGCCTGCATCGCCCGTTCGATCAGAAGGCGCTTGATGTAAACCCCACTGCTCTGCTTGGGCACGCAGAAATACTCCTCCAGCGCGTCCTCTTCGGTGGCGGTGTCTTTCAGCAGCCCTGCCTTCCAAGCATCCTCCGCCTCTTGGGACCAGGGCAGGCCCTTGATCTGGCAGATACGACGATAGAGCCCCTGTCGGCAGGCATCGTCCAGGGTGATGGTGTGAATGGAGTAACGTTTCTTGCCGGCGCGGCTGTCGCCGATCAGCTGGTTAAACAGGTTATCCACGCCATTGTGGGTACTGATGAGACGTACCTTGGCGCCCCACATGGTCAGCGCCAACGCAGCTTTCAGCACCTCGGCCAGCCGGTCGTGGAAGGCGGCCTCGTCAATGGTGACATTGCCCTGCATCCCCCGCAGGTTGGAGGGATTGCTGGAGAGGGCCTGCACCTTGAAGCCCGAGGCGAAATAGACCACGAAGGTGAGGATCGCCTTGTCCTCGTCGTCCAGGAACACCTCCTCCTGGATCTCACCGGCCGCCTTGTTGTATGCCTTGGCCCACATGGCCACGGCGTCGATAAACTCGCGAGCCATCTCCTTGTTGCTGCCCACATAGAAGTGGTGGCCGCCGCCGGCATTCTTGGCCTTGGAGGCCGTCAGGGTAGCGTCGGCCGCCTCCGCCCAGGTGATACCGGTGCGGCGGCTCTTCTCGGCGATCTTGAGCGGGCTCTCGTCAGCAATCCAGATGCGCTGGTAGGGCAGCAGCACCTCGTCGGGGCTGTATTCGGTACCAAGGGTCTGGGTCAACTGTTGGACGATAGTAGTCATCAGGCAATCCCCAATATTTCGCGGCGAATGGCGGCGGCCGCGTCGCCGCTTAGGCCCGCCTGGGTGACGATGGCCTCGGTCTTGGCAGCCACCTCCTCGGCAAACGCCTGGCGGATCTCTTTCTCGCGCTTATGGCTCTGCATGGCCGTGGATTCGAGCCGCTGGGCCGCCAACATGGCGTTTTTCAGCATGTCGATATCCACCGCCTCTTCTGGGTTCTGCACTTGGGCCAGCATCGCTTTGAATAGCTGAGAACGGCCGAGCTCCAGGATGAGCTTGGTGGTCTCCCCCATCGGTTTGTCACCGAGTTGGGAGGTCAGTACCGCCGTGGTCTCCCGCAAATCGCGCAGGTGCTGGCCCACCTGCTCCACCTGGCTGGCGTGGCGGCTGAGCCCTGAGCGGGAGAGCTTGAGATCGTCGGGTAACCCTGCCTCCTCGATAAGACCATTGATCTCGTCCAGGATGGCGGTCTGGCTGTTGGCCCGATCCCGCAGCATCTCGTTGAGGGCGTTGCGGATAGGTTCAGGCAGCAGCCACACCTTGCTGGCCCGGCCCCGGGTCGGTTTCTCGCTCATACCTGCCCCCCTTGCTGCCGACGTTCAAACTCCAGCCGAATATCGTTTAGCCCCTTTTTCAGCTGGCGATTGAACGCCTTCTCTACTTGTGCCGCTACCGGGTTGCCCCGTCGCACCGAGTCAGCGAAGCCCTTCATATGCGACACCGATTTCTCAATGTTGAGCGCGTTAAACACCAGGCCCAGTTGATACAGCAGCTCGCGTTCACGAGCGGTTAACGGCTTGGGTTTCGGCTTTGCCATGCTCAATCCTCCGCCCTGGGCTTCTTGACGCCAGGCACGTTGGAACGGCCCTCGGCCACGTCCTGACCACGACCAGTGAGGTGGGCCACCTGCACCTGGGCAAGCCGTTCGATGCGCACCAGCCCTTGCTCTTCCAGCCAAGCCAGCAGGGTTTTAACCCGATCCCGTGACACCCGACCGGTCCCCAGCTGATCGAGGCAATCGTTCAAGATCGACTCGTTTGCCGCCCCACCGATATCGAGCAGAGAACGCAAGATCACCAGGCGTTGCTGGGCGTCCAATATCCCTTGAATGCTCATGTTCTCTCCTTGAGTTCATTTTCCAGCAGCAGATCGGCAAGACGACGGGCCTGACGCAGCTCTGGTGCCAGCGCCCGCAGCTCCCCACGGAGTTCGCTGATCTCCAGTTGCAAGGTGTGCAGCTCCTTCTCCGTTGGCAGATCCTTCAATTGCTGCTCAACTCTGGCCACCCTGGCAGCCAAGCCCGTGACGTCCTCCCGTTTGGCGTAGGTCTTGGAGAGCAAGATGATGACGACCAGCCCCACCAAACTGGCCAGGGCGTAAAGAGGCCCCCAGTTCTTAACGATGAATTCCCACACGGACAGCCTCCTTGCGCTCGAATAGGGTCTGACACTCGATGCAGCGCAGCGCATCGGGTTCGGCTTGCAGCCGTGCGATCGGGATGGGTTCATCGCAATAGCAGCAGATGCCATCGCCCCTGGGTTTGGCCCTCGCCCGGTGGGCTGCAATAAGGCGCCCGGTCCGCTCGGCGTCGAGCTGCTGGGCGCGGTCTATGGGGTCGCTCAACGGCGTCTCCTTGCGAACCGGTTACTTGATGACGTGGGTCGCCTTGAGGCGGCCCCAGATGGCCAGCAAGCCACCGATGGCACTGGCCAGATCCACGAGGGTGGTGGCCAGACTGGCTTGGGTTCCTGTATCGACCGGCACGCCGAACAGGCCGGCGATGCCGGCCCCCATGGCGATGACACCGCCGATCACGGCGCGGCTCTTGAGCGCCGGCTTTGCTTGGGGTAACAGGGGATCAGGCATGATGGGCTTCCTTATGTTGGGTTTGGGTATGACGGGCGCGGGCCCGCAGACGATCCAGCTCGCCCAGCGACCGCCAGCCCTTCTCGAACAGGGATTGGCGCGTTGCGTGATGGCTGTAGAGCGGGATCGTCTCCAGGTCCGTGGAGACGGATGCGGCCAGATAGGCTTTCAGATGGGCGCGGCGCCCATCCTTGAAACAGGCGAGGTAACGAGGATTTTTCAACTCAGGGATACCGAAACATCCGGCGAACTGTATCCGCTGCTGCGCTCGCAGACGCTTGTTGGTGAGGCTGGCACTGCTCATGGCGCCACCTCCCCGAACCGGACCGAGAGCAGGTAGTTCTGCAGACGCAGCAGGCGGTTTACCCAGCCGTGTGCATTGGCCCACTGGCTCGGGTCTTTGCGCACGATACCCAGCATGTAGCCAGCGCGGATCTCAAGCAGCGCAAGTAACAGGGAACGCCCACTGTCTCGGCCTGTCTTGGCGGCCAGTACCCGCAATGTTTGCGAGCCCAGCACCCCATCGATCATGACACCAAGCGCCTGCTGCAACTGACGCACCGAACGGCTAGGTCCGTGATGCACGGCACCGTCGAACAGGGCAATGGCAATCAACGGACAGACGCTCTCGACCCGATCACAACGGGCTGGCAGCCAGTAGTTGGCACGGTAAAACAGCTGGGCATGAGCAGGGGTCACCTCGCCAACGCCAATGTCCGGCTGGCCATCCCGATCGAGATCAATCATGCCGTCTTTCTTGCCGTCGGCGGCATCGGCCATGCCGAACTTGGTATGGCCGCCACGGTCGGCAGGGTGGTTGACCTCCCCCCCTTCCACATCAGGGCGAAGCAACCAGGCAAGAGCAATGGGGTAGGTGTCAGGCAACATAAAAGGCCCCTCGATTAACTGCGTTATCGCAGCGTACCGAGAGGCCCTGATCGTGTGGGTTTATGGCGGCTTAGAGTCAAAAGTTGGCGTTAGCCATATGCTACCTGTCATTTTTCCCAGTTAAATATTCTCCCCCACCCCATAAAATAAGGCTCTGTCCCAGTTATGTGTTGAAAGGCTAATCTTGAAGTAGGTCATCACCTTGAGGGCCGCAATCATGGATACCCAAGCCTTTCAACAGCTATTGTCCCTCTTCCCATTACTCACTTCGCGTC